GGGAACTGCACGTTGATGTCCTTGAGGACGATTTGCCAGATGCTGGTGTTTTCCGTGGTGGGCGCACCGTTGTTCTGGATGCCGTAGCCCCACTGAGCACCAGCGTTGCCGGTCTTGACGCGGAACTGATAGGACGAACCGTCAGTTGCCACAGTGCGAGACACGCCGCGCAGGGGGTTAGCCAGACGCAGTGCGCGGAACACAGGGTCGTAGCCAGTGCGGCCACCCTTGCCATCACCGCCAGCGGTCAGGGCAGAGGCTTCCTTCAGGTACGCTTCCATCTGCGACTCGTCAGCAAAAATTTCCAGCTTCTTTTCAAAAGTGGACTTGCCAGCGGCCAACTCTTTCAGTTGTTCGCGCACATGACGGTTCACGTCAACGCGGACAGACTTGGCTTGTTCGCGATGAATGGCGGGAGTGCCAACGGCCGCAACTTTGGCTTCCAATGCGCTCACCATCTCGGTGAATTCAGCCTTGATAGCTTCAACAGCGGCAGGGATTTTGGCTTCAACAGCGGTGATGCTCTCAGCTTGTTTGGCTTCGATGGCATCCAATTTTTCGATGATTTCTTTGGACATGGTTCAACCTTTCAGTCGTTGGTCAAGTTGTTTCAGCAGTTCGCGCCGCTCAAGTGCGGCAAGAATCTCCTGAGCTTCGGTCACTTCCGCGTCAGAATCGCTCTGTGCGGCTGCGGGTTCAGTGCGCTCTTGGACAACATCACGCTGTTCCAAGACCTTCTTGAACACGGACGCGGACGTGACCGCATCCTTTTTGGACAGCCCTGCCTCACGCAAAGCACGTTCCAAAATCTTAAGGTCAGCAGTGCCGTCATCCCGGAAGAATTCCAGCTTCTGCACTTCTGCCTGTGGGTTGTTGGGATACATCACCACGCTGACTTCGCGCAAGCCGCCTTTGGTGATTTGGAAATAACCTTCATCCCAGTATTCGCCGGAACCGGCAGGGAACACACTGCCATCTTCCTTGACCCACTGGAATTCCTCTGCATACGCGCCAACAGACACGCCGCCAAACATCGCGGGTGACTCGGTCATCACGTTGTAAAGGTCTGCGCCTTGGTTGGTGTTGAGATACACGCGCCCTTTGGCGGTCATACCTTCATCGTCAAACGCGAATTCTGTCCACTCGCCCACCGGGATGGCGTCAGCCGCATGATTCACGAACATGGGCAGGGGTCTGCCTGACTCGGTGAATTCTTTGGCCCAATCCATGAAGCCTTCGGGCTGATAGAAAAACTTGCGGCCGTCTGCGCCTTCTCTTGGCCCCCAAGTTGTTACCCGGGCTTCAATTCTGCCGGTGGGTGCGCTTCCCTTTGCGGCTTCCACCGCCAGTTTGGCCTCGCATACCAGCATCACGTTTTTTGTCATAGATAACCTCATCGACTTTTGTTTGGTCAATGTCGTGTATTGTTTTTGGCGGTCGCCCTCGCTTTTTGGGCGCAGGACTTGGCTGGATTGTTGCCAAGGATGCTACCATCAAACGAAAAATCAGTGACATTATTTCCCGATGTTCATTTTGCGGGTCTGGTTGCCGCCGCCACCGCCCGTGTCTTGAGGGCTTGAACCGGGTATTGGTTCAGCCTTTGCGCTATCCCCAACCAACTCATCTCCGCCTTCCATTTTGGGCATTCCAAGGTATTCGCGCCCCTCATTGGGCGTCATCACGCCAGCCTTGACGCCAGAGTTGACGAAATTCATCTGGTCAAGTGGTGCGCCCTTGAGGAAGTTCTTTGTGTCGAACTCAACATACAGGTTTGGGTAATCGCTGAACAACGCTTGCTTCAGCTTCTGTTGGACGTTCACCAGAACCGGGTACATCGTGGATTTGTAGAACTCATCCAGCATGGTTTGCGTGTTGTTGTATTTGGAATCGCCCACGCCCACCATTGAAGGCGGCACGCCGTACAGGGCGCAAATCCGCTTCATGGTTTGGGTCTTGAGGTTCGCAAGGTCAGTGTCCTGTAGGGTCAGGGGCTTCACCGCCTCATAGCGCATACCTTGGTCAAGCAACATAGATTGACCGGGTTTGCTCTGGTCGGTGCGCTGACTGCCAATCATGCTGCTCCACGCTTCCTTGAGGCGTGCCGCGATTTCCTTGAATTTGCTGTCCGGGATGACTTGCTCTGTCACGAAAATGCCAGACGGCTTCGCGCCGTTGAGCATCACGTAGTTGGCATAAATGTCAATGTCTTGGTCAAGGCCAACCAGTTCAGCGGCCAACATACCTTTGTTGAAACCAGCGGAACCCTGCCACGCTTGGTCTTTGCAGTGCATCACTTGGTAGTATTGCAGTGGCTCATCCTTGCTGAACCCGTAGGACGGTGTGGAAAGCCTGTATGACGGGTAACGTGTCTCAGTGATGGTGACGGCAATTAGCGTGCTGTCAAGGATGTACATCTCCAGCGGCAACTGCGTCATTTTCTTCTGGTCTGCTCTCCACCAGAGGGTAAAGGCTTCGCCAAGCATCTCGTGCCACATCATCCACTGATACCAAAACTCATATTGGCTCTGGAAATTGTTGGGGCACTCAAGCAGTTTCAGTGCGGCTTTGGCGCGTTGCTTGTCCCGGATGCCAACTTTGTCGGATGAAAGCGCATCCACAAACGTGCCGTCATCTTCCCTGCACATAATCCTGATGGGAAGCTGCGAAATTGCGCGGGCTTTAACAGAAACGCACGACATGACGGTGCTGTTGCGTGACAGCAACGATGTATCAACCGGACGCCCTGCATTTGTTGCACTTGACGTGGTGACGTAGAGGATTTGCGTGTTGACCGTGGGGTTTTTGTTGTCCCCCTGATACACCACGTTGTTGCCAAGTGCCGTCTGCCCAAAAAGGGTGTTGGCTTCGTTGGCTTTGGCTGATTTCCGTTTGAAAATCTCAGGGATTCCGCGCAGTTCCATACGATTCCTCAAAAGGTTCGGAAGCCAAAACCACTCACGGCAGGATTGTCCAATGAACAGTGCATGGCGATGATAAGTGCGATTATGCCATCCACCTTTGCACTTTTGTCAGCTTCATTCTTGCGCACCTTCACGTTTCCATTCACATCCTCATACACTTCGCAGTTCCCAAGCTGCCAGCCAACAAACGGGTTGCCGTCATGCTTTATGGCGTGTTGCATGATGAGTTTTTCGGTGTGCTTGGACGGGTTTGACAGCACGGCCATGCCCTGACCCACCTTTTTGACAGGCAATCCGGCTTCGTGCAGACGGGCTACCAGTGAGGCCGCGTTGTATGCGTCATACCCAATTTCCTTGACGTCAAACCGCTGGCACTCGGCAATGATGTAGTCGCTGATTTCCCGGTCATCCATCACGTTGCCCTCGGTGACGTGCAGAATCCCGGCTTGCCGCGCCACCCGGAAAATGTCCAAATAGTGCTTTGGAATGAGGTCATAACCGGCTTCCGGCATGAAGAATTTCCAGTGCGCGTCAAATTCCGTGTCGGAATACCGCTTGAGGGTGCACACGGCATTCAAGTCTCGGACGGCCGCAAGGTCAAACCCGATGAACACCGCTTCCGGCTCCCGGCCAAGGTTTGCCACGTTGCTGCATTTTGGGCTGTCCCAATAATCCCGGTCAACCCATGCGCTGTTTGCGCTGACGTAGATGTTGAGGGTCTTGCACAAAAACTCGTTCAGGGCCGCTGGCTTGTGCTTGGCTTCCTCCGCCCGCTGTGCGATGGCTTCCTCAAACACGCTGATGCCGTGCATGGGGTTGGCCTTGGCCCATGTCTTGGGTTCCCGCCAGTCATCCCCGGGGTCAAGGCTGTACAACAGGCCAAACCAACGGGGGTTGTCCTCCGCTTCCCCGGACAGCATTGCCTCAAGCAACTGCATATCCTCATAGAACTTGGTTTCCTTGGTGAAGCTGGCCGTGGTGATGTAAACCCGCAACGGGTTCTGACGCGCCACCATGCCGGAAAACATAACCTCAATCGTGTTGCGGTCAACAATCTGCGCCGCTTCGTCAATGATGACGCAAGACGGGTTCAGGCCGTCACCGGACTTCTTTGTGTCCCGGCTCAGGGCTTTGAACACGCTCTGGCTGTCCCCGCGTTTGACGATTTGGTATCGGCTGACACCGTACAAGCCGCTGACGTCCCCGGGCATGGCCTCAACAAAACCCTGAGCGGCATGAAACACCAAGCTGGCTTGGTCACGGTTGGTCGCAAGGGTGTAAACCTCCGCGCCGGATTCGCCCCACTGGAGTTCATACAGGCCAATCACCGCAATTAGGGTTGACTTGCCCGCCTTGCGGGGGATGTACACGATGACGTCCGTGACCATCCGCCGCTTTGGGTCTTTTTTGCTTCGGAACCCGTAAATGGCGCAGATGAGGAAAATCTGAAACGGCTCCAGCACCAAGGGTTTACCCGCTTCTGGCCCCTTGGTGTGGCAAAGGGTGGACGCGAATTCAAGGAAATGCTCTACATACTTGACGTGGAACTCATAAGCCCATGACCTGTCCTCAAGCTGGTTCAGGAACCGCTGACAGGCAAGCCGGATGTTTCGACAGACCGCAATCTCACCCCGCACCACTTGGACTGCGTACAGGATGCCGTCTTCATAGGTCATGGCCCATTCAGCAGTTTGGAATACTTGCCGCCCTCTTGCTTGTTGGTCGCCAGACGCCCGCGTGGCGTCAGCCCCAATTCGTTCATCAGGACGATGGCACGGGCCAACGCCTTGTCACCGGCTGTCAGAAACGGGTTTGGCCCGATGGTCTGCCCGTTGTTGAACTGCGTGATGATGCCGCCCTTCTGGACGCCCTTCCAGCACCGGACGTAAATGTCCAACTGCGCGGCCAACGCCGCCAACACGTGCTGGTCTTGGTCGCTTCCAATCCCGTAGGTGTCCCACAGGAACTCGCTGGTGTCCTTCACGAACTTGTCCCTGTCCCATGCGTCCGGGTCATCCAGCCAGACGGCTTTGGGGATGCGTGACCGGACGTTGTCGGGCAAAGGTTCGGCTTTGTGCGCCGCCCGGGTTCCGTGGACAAGGTGCAGTTCTGGTGGCAGTCTGTTGGTCATTTTTCTCCCCTTTTTCGGGAATTCCCCGGGGGACACCCCCCCTCCCGAACTTGACTTGCGCGTAATTCGGGACGCGCTTGCCTTCCTTGCCGCTGACATCGCGCAGACGGTCGAGGTACTTGTTGATGAAGTCAGCGTTGTCCTTCAGGCTCTTGGCGCGCTCATCGTATTCGAAGCGCATGCCAGACGTCATCACGCGGTGCGTGTTGCTGTTCGGAAACTCTGCGCGCAACTTACGGATTGCCGCCGCTTCAGGGTCCTCAAAGCCGCGTCGCTTCTGAAGGGCGTTGAGCGGGGTATAGGCGTAGAGGGCGATAGGATCTTTCTTGCCAGTCTCATAGGCTGCAACGAAGTGGGTGCCTTGCGTGCGCTGCGGGAAATAAAATGGATCGCGGGCAGCCTTGTACTTGCGGACCAGCTTGGCACCTTCCGGCGAAGCGGCTTCGAGGGCAGCGTCAGGAATGTCGCTAAGGAACTGGCCGGTGTGCCGATCTTGGAAGGCTTGCAGGCGAGCGCGGTCGGCGTCGTTCTTGGCGAGAGCCGGATCAAAGTACTTACGGGATACGCCGTCGATGGCTGCGTCATAGATGAACTTCATGTGCGCGCGGAAGGCACGGATTGCGCCCATCTCTTCGGGCGTGTAGTCTGCCTCATTAACTTCTTGGCGAGTGCGGCGCGCCCTGTCGAGGCCCAGCATTACCTTCTGCTTGGAGGCATCGTTGAGATCGTGTATCGGCTTGTGTGCGGCAGCAGCCCGGTCCTTGTAGAAGTTCTCGACAGCAGTAAACTTCATAAAGGCTGTACGCACCGGGGCGAAGTTGCGCGACAACTTGGTCAGGGTCAGGATGGGCGACGCGAAGAAGTTCATCACGGAGCCGATGATGGGCTCATTGATGGGATCGTTGATCTGCTTCTTCTCAGCGTCCGTCATTTGAGGCGGCGGCCCCGGAGGAGTAGGCGGAGGCGGAGGTGCAGCAGCAGGACGCGCAGCACGAATCTCGTTGACGGTTTGCTGCACAGTCTCGGGCGTAGTCTCCCGCCGAACGCCATCCACCTCGACGGTCGTGCGCGCAGTCGGCTGGGCAGGAACGGTCTGACTAAATGCAGCCGACGACGGAACCGCCGCCGCAGGCTGGGCCGGGGCGGCAGCAGCGGGAGCGGGAGTGGCGGGCCTTGGAGCGGGGGCAGCAGCAGCAGCAGCAGCAGCAGGTTGAGGGATAGCGCCCATCAGACCGCTGGCCGGGCCAAGCGGAGCAAGACCTAGAATATCGCGTGCCACGCGAACATCGTTGGCGTCGAGGCCGGTAGCCTGGGCAATCTCGGATGCCACCCTGCCTTGGCTATGCAGATCGCGGATGCGCTGGGCAAGAGCCGGTGCGCGGTTCAGAAGATCGTTGATGGCGGCACGGTTTTCGACTTGCCAAGGAGCGAGAGGTCCATCGACGTCGGCGGCTTGCGGGGCAGGCGGTGCTGGCGCAGTTTGCGGGACCGGCGCCCCTTCGGTGGCCGGGGGAACTGGTGCGGGCGGGGTTGCGGCTTGAGGCGCGGGTGTCGGCGTGGGAGTAGGCTGCGCGGCAGTGCCGTAGTTGATGGAGTAGGTAGGCTCACGCTTGATAACCTTCTTGCCCTTCTTGGTGGTGGCTTCGACGGTGTTCTGGCGGATAGCGCCCGTGGCAGCAAGGGCGTTGAGTTGCTTGGTGACTTCTTGGAGTTCAGTCTTGGTGACGCGACCCGGATCGATGTCGCGCGAAGTGAGGGCGGCGCGAGCAACTTCGTTGGGCGTGAAAGAGCGCAAGCCTAGCTCGCCACGGTTGGCAGCGGCAGCAAGGTTGTTGACCGCTTCGACCGGAGAAATTGTGGTTGTTTGAGGATCGGCCGGGAAAAAATCCTTGATAGCCGTCCCGCGCGTCTCCGCTACGGTTTTGTTCCACGCTTCGATGCGGGCGTTGTTGGCTGCGCCGAGGATGCCTTCCGCTTGGGTGGGCATGACAGTCGGGGCGACCGTCGGATTTGCGGCAAGAAAAGCGCGGGCCTCTTCGACATTAGTAAGGGGTTCGGGCCGGTCAGGCAGCGTAAGGGGAGCCGGGCGCGAAGGACCTGCTTCAGCAGGCGCCGGGGCGGGAGTGGGCTGTTGGGCGCCTTCGATGGGGGTTTCGCCTGGCAGCGTGCCCTGACGCAAGGTTTCGAGGGCAGCGGCTTCCTGTTCGGTGGAAGGGGGAGTTGCGCCGGGGGCCGGGCCTGCACGACCGATAGCACGGACGCCAGCGCCAACGCCGCCGCCTGCGATGCCGCCGACAAGGCCAGACTCGACGACGCGCTCTGCACGTTCGGCCAGATCGAGGTCGCCGGTTGCGGTAGCGATGACGCCCTGACGAGCGGTTTCGCCCAGCATTTCGCCGCCGGCACCGAGGGCCGCAGTCTGCCGAACGCCGCCAGCACGACCGCCCACAAGCCGCGAAGCAATACGATCCACAACAGCGTCGCTGACTTGGTTGCCCATAATCCGCTTGATGACGGGGCCAAGTGCAAATGCTTCGCCTGCGCCAATAGCTGTGCCAGCGGTAGTGGCAATTATGCCTGCCTGTTGTGGAGGGATGCCTTCTGCGATAAGACCTTGGTATAGTTCATCGACGCTGCCGAGAACGGAGCCGCCGAACAGACCAACGGTTGCGCCGGTAGCAGCGCCCTTCGGGCCGCCGATCAAAGCGCCCGCACCGGCAGTAGCACCGATAGTAGCTGCGCCGCCGAGGACAGCACCGGCAGCTTGGCCTGCGTATGCGGAGAGAGCATCAATGGGATTGCGGAGGAAGTCGCCCAGTTCGGGGGCGCGGGTGCCGGGCCGGGTGTCGCCGGGCGCTACGAACTCGCGGGCACGGTCCAGAGCGGCGGCAGTTTCGGGGGCACCAACGGCAGCAGCACCAGCTTGGAGGGCACCGGGAACCGCACCGAACTGACCACGGAACTGCTGGCCCGCGCTTTCGAAAAAGCCTTCAATGGGCATCTCGCGGCGGAGGCGATCCCACTGCGTGTCCATGAACGCGCGTGCAGCTTCTTCGGAGGGGGCACCCTCTACCCGAATGATGCGCTTGTCGGGAAGTTGAAAGTCGAAGATGCCGTTCGCCATGTGTTACTGGGGCTGCTGCTGAGGCTGCGCCGAAATGCGAGGACCAGTACGCGGTGCAGCAGGTGCAGCGGGGCCGCCATATTGCAGCACTTGGCTTGGCGGCTGCCTAACATCGGATGCGCTGGGCGTAGTTTGGGGGTTGAGATTTTGTTCATAAGTAGTAATGTAGATTTGACGCTCTTGTTCGGGAGTGAGCGTTTGTGCCATGTTAGCCGCGCGAGTTCTCGCCGCTTCTACGGCCCGCTGGGCGGCCGCGCGTGCATTCAGTTCAGTTCGCGCATCGACTTGTCGGGACGCACGCTCAAGTTGCATGGGCCGAAACTCTGTGCGGGAAACTACTCGCCCAGTTTCAGCATCTACAAGAACAGCATTTCCAGTGGCAGGGTCGATCATCGTCGTGATGTTGGGGCGCCGCCCCGCTGCAATCTCGCGTTCGCGGAGGCCGAGGCTTCGGCGGCGATAGTCTTCTTCGGCGCGTTGCGCGGCTTCTTGGTTTTCGAGAGAGCGCTGTTGGCGTTCGGTGTCAGCGAGTTGGCGGAGGCGGTCCATGCGCGAAGCGTCGCCTTGGGCTTGGGCACGGGCACCCGCACCTAGCATGGTGAAGAAGTTGGGGCTGTTAGAGGAAAGCATGCCCGCGCCAAATTCGCTAAGGCGCTGAAGGTCTTGCCCTTCCATCTCGCGGGACACGCGCCTGCGAAGCATGTCGAGAACTGACGGCTGCTCTTGGGCGGCTGGACGCGGAGGCCCATATGTGGACTGGTCGCTAAAACCGGGGTCCAGCCTAGCGGCCTGCGTATCAGCGGGGGTTGCGAAGCGCGGGTCCATAGAAGTATCCTGTCCTATGCGTCAGAGTTTCTTGGCGCCGCCGGGGAAGCCGAAATAGCTGGCTAGTGTCTCGGCGCCGGAAATTACGTTGGGCACCTGGGTCAGGCCGCCAATGATAGTGCCGAGAGGATTGGCGCCGGGTTGCGATTCCCGCGATCCGATGCCGAGGTTCTGGGACGAGAGGCCGAGGGAACCGCGCAGAACTTCGATGCCGCGCAGCGGGAAGTCGCGTTCTTCCTCGAAGGACCGGCGGAGAACGTCGAGGTTGCGCTGATCAAGGGCTTGCTGGGCGCCGCCGATCTGGAGCATGGGATTGACTTCAGTACCAAAGCGTCCTGCAACTTGATTGAGGCCTGCACCCACTTGTCCGACGGCGCCAGAGTATAGCTCAGGAATGCGCTGTTGGTCAAGTCGAAATTGTTGGAGGGCCTGGTTGTAAGCCTGTTGCCGCTGGAGAGCAGACTGTTCAGCAATGTTGCGCTGGACGCCGCGCTCAAGTTCGCCTTCTGCAATGGCCTGACGGGAACCGCCGAACGAGCCGGTGCGCGCGGATTGCTGGCCGAGGCGCAGACGTTCACGGGCAGCCCGTTCTTCAATGTCGCGGATAGCAGGGTCGAGGACCGCTTCCGTGTAGGGCGACATATACGCCGAGATGTCGGTTTCCGGCAGTGTAGTTGCAAGGCCACGCGAGGCGGCGACGCCCTCTTCAATGAGGTCGGGGGTCAGCGCGGCAAGGGCACCGGATTGTGCTGCAAGGTTGCGGACAGTCCCAAAGCCGGCAAGCTGGTCGGGCGTGAAGCCCGCAGTCTGCGGCTGGTTGTAGAGGGGGAAGGGCTCGTCAGCGTAGGCGCGGGCGCGGGCCAGCAGGTCTTTGCGCGCGGCTTCGACGTCGGGAGGAACTTGCGGCGTAGTGGTGGTAGATTGCTTACCTAGGCCAAGAAGATCACCAAGAATGCTCATCGGCCAAGACTCCTTTTTAGAATGTCGCCGACGGGCAGAGGACCGGCTTGGCGCGTAGTACCGGTCTTGGCGCCGCGAATCTGTCGCATCAAATCGTAAAGGCGTCGTGCACCCGCATTGGACGAGCCATCGCCCATCATGGACACAACGTCAGCAGGGATGACGAACTCGCCATCCGAAAGCGCAGCGGCGCGGCGACCATTGATGGAAGTCGGGATCAGGTCATCGAGGCCGCCACCGGGACCCACGGCAATCTTGCCGCCTCCCGCCAGCGGCACAAGCCCACCCTTCGCAAACCGAACTAGGCCGCCTTCCTTGTAGCCACCATCTCCGCCACCGCCATCGCCGCCCCCGTCGCCACCATCGCCTGCATCACCGCCAGCGCCCTCGCCCTCACCAGCAGCGGCACTCTCGCTAGCGGCGGCTTCACTGGCAGCAGCCTCGCTAGCAGCGGCTTCTGCGGCGGCAGTTTCGGCAGCAGCGGCTTCTGTGGCTTGGGCTTCTGCTTGTGCCGGGGCTTCTGCTTGTGCCTGTGCTTGTGCTTCGGCTTGTGCTTCCGCTTCGGCTTGCTCGGCGCTAATGGCCCCGCCCATACCGGGCATTCCGCTGCCGCTAATTCCGGATAGCGCACCGCCAATCCCGGATAGGGCGCCGCCGTACACGTTGCCAAAGGCGCCTATTGCATTTGAGATGTCCGACAAAGACATTGTTCCGGGGTTCGGGCCCATGCCGGTTAGGCCGCCCTCCGTCGTGGAGCCGATGGGACCCCCCATTCCTCCGAGGGGATTGGCGGCAGCGTAAGCTTCCAAGTTTGCTATCTGACCGGCAAGCGCATCAGAGAAAGTGCCGGGCTGGGCAGAAGGAGTTGCGGCAGTCGCTTCCTCCTCACCGAACATGCCTTGTACCGCACGGGCGTGAATTTGCTCCGGGGTAAGGGTGGCCGGTTGAGAGAGGGTGGGACCGAAGGCGCCAATCAAGCCCCCGATAATTGCGCCGGCAGGACCGGCAAGCGTCCCACCTATGCTGGCACCACGGAGTCCGCCGCTGATAGAAGGACCGACTGTTGCCGCATTGACGTTGGTCAGGGTCCCCGTCGGAGAAACCACAGTCGCCTCAGTCTCGTAGTCGTCGTCGCTGAAAGCCTCGGCATCCGCACGTGCCCCAACGTCCTCTTGCCCAAACAGCCCTTCAGTTACAGGCGCGTCAGGATCAAGATCCTGTATGATATTAGTCATCGGAACGACCTCCCATGGGACGTATTCGGGAGGTACGATGGTCATAAACTCTTCGACCGGCTGCCCTCTTTCGTCATAGGCGGCTAGTTCACCGAAAAAATTTCGTCCCCAGTCAAACACTTGCTCTTGCCAAGTTGTAATTTGCTGAGCGCGTTCAACAGCCGCGCGAGCCTGCGCT